AACTAATTTTCTTGCAGCATCATCATATGAAGCTACTCGTGCTAACACTTTCATAACAACTGCCATTGCCATGATCGCATCATCTGTACAACCAGCTTTAGCTTGGTAGGTATTATTAGTTGCAACAAAGTTCTGTAATTCAAATAGTAATGCAGCAGAATTAATTTTGATACCACCACTTCCTCTTTCTAATAAATTCTTAAGTTGCATACATGCTAGAAGTTTAGATTTTCCAGTTGTATAACAGCCAAGTCTATCATTTGAACGGCTTTCATTGAACAATTCTACACCATCAAGGTAAATACCACCGTCAGCTGAATCATCATTCTGAATCATCGCAACCAATGCTTCACCGATACCATTACGTTCAAATGACCAAATGATTTCAGCTTTACCCCTATTAGCATCGGGTTGACGCAACAGTTTAAACAACCATTTTAATTTCGCATAAATTAATGGTATGTGAACCGTGTTGCTTCTAAATTCTGCTACTTGTTCCATCGATGGATATTCGATAACTTGGATAACTGTAAAGTCCTTACCATTACCAGTAGCAGGGTCAACACCGATCAAGTATGATTTTCCTCTACCACCAAGATTTTCTTTCCAGAAACTGAACCCCATGTTCTGTGTAATAGGAGGAGTAGATTTAATATACGAAAGTTTCAATGAATCCATCAACAATGCATCTGATGAAATGAACTCACATAAAACTTCTTGTCGTAAACCGATTTCACCCAATTCACCACGCATCTGTTTGATGTAATCTTCTTTTCTATCTGGATGTAAATGCCAAGGGAAGAATACTGGTTTGAAATTATTCTCACCAGAATTTGCGCCTCTCCAAAGAGTAGAATATAAATCCGTATCACCATTAGGTGTTGAAGAAATAATAGCAGATCCACCAGTAGAAAGAGTTGGAGACAATGATCTCCACATTTCAGTCTGAATACGAGGTGAAATAAAAGCTAATTCGTCAAGATACAACTTTGATATTGAGAGACCACGACCGGTTTTTTCTGTTGTTGCTTCAGATTTTATTCTTGAACCATTATCAAATTCAATATTGTGCTTGTTGTAGTATTTGCACCCTGCTTTCAGCCAATGTGGTAATTCTTCATATGCAAATCGTATACGATCCATAATTTCCATAGCATGGCTGTTATTTTTAGAAGCAATAATGTCTGTTTGATCTCTATGAAACATTGCATGCCATAACAAAAACATGGAAATAGTTTGCGTCTTTCCCATCTGACGGGAAATAAGTGCAATAACTCTAGTATTTTCCTGACAACTTCTTATGAGTTCTTCTTGGAATGGATAAAGATCAAATAAGATTTTACCGCGTGTTGGATGTTGAAGCCAGACATAATTTCTAATGAAATATACTGGATCATTTTGACATTTAATTAATTCTTGAATAAGCTCTGGAGTATATTCAGATTCAGTAAATGCGCGTTTAATTAGTTCATTGCCTGCCATTTTTATCCTTTCGTATTACAGGATAACGTACGTACGTTTTAATAACCTGATAAAATATTTATAGGTTACTAGCAGGACAAAAACAGGTTACAGAACCCTAGATTTTGGAATTTTAATTTTCTGTGCGAACTCAATGTTGCGTCTTATAGTGACATGACGTAAAAGTTCTTTTCTTAGAAATTGAATTTGTGATTGAGTTGGTTCAAATTTATCTTCAGTCCTACATCTACTAACTTCAGTCTGAACCATAAATTCGATTACGTCATTATAATGGTTGACCCGCTCTGATGTTAGATTAACAAACATCCTAACAGGTTTATTTTCATCATTGTGATAATTCATGATAAGCTGCTCTAATTTGTTTCCACAAACTCTCTGTCATAATGATACAGTCGCCTTCAACCCATACTTCTGAACTTGAGTGGTGCGGCATTGTTGATGCAGTAACCCATGTGTGTCCGGTTTCATCTGGGCTATAAGCTTTATCAATACTTTCAAGAAAATTATTATGTGGGTATTTATCTGTTCCTTCTTCCCCATAATTCCAGATTTTATTGAATTTTCTACTTAAAGACGGTATTGTATCAACATCTTTATCAAATTTAATAAATGACTCCCATGTATGATCAATCATATTTTCATCAACCATTTCTTCAAAAAATTTATTGATAGTATTTATCTGTCTTCTAACGCCAAAAATATCTATACGAGTATCCCACATATCATCAAGATTAACAAAACCTATTTTAGTATCATCGTATGGAATAATCGCATGTACAATTTCATCACTAAAATCTTCTGCTCTACTTCTTCTAGTAGAAGCAATTAATGATTTGCTTCGTTTTGGGAAATCTTTTCTACTGGGTGTATTGTCTAATATCAATGTATAGAAATTACTAGTGTTCTGACTCTTTCGTGTTGACAGTCTCGTGTCTAAAGAAACAACTCCAGTGTCAGATAATACTTGAGTTAATTTTCTATCACTTCTGTAAATTGGTCTGTTCTCATGAAGCATCCATAGAGCATTTTTGCAATGTGCATTGAGTAATCTTATAGCCTTATCAACAACAATAGTTTGATATTTTGGTTCTGAATCAACGGGCCTTTCTTGTAGGAACTGTTTAAAATTAAGCATTTAAATCCTCACGCATTTGGTTCCATACGGATGGCGCAATCATTAATATTTTTCCACCTATCCACACCTCACTAGGTGTGCCATCATATTCATAGTTTGCTGGGGTGAAATGTTCTGGTCCAATTTTTCTATAATCATATGCACGTTTTATTTCTTCTAAAAATGAATATCTATATGATTCTGCATCATAAATTTCCAATTCTTTAAGGAAAAAAGAAAAATTCTCAAAAGCTTCTTCATCATCATTTTTCAATTTTTTATCAAATTCAACAAATGAATCCCATGAAACATCAGACAATTTTAATTCCCTAAAATATCCATTTATGGAAGATATTCTACGAGACTTTCCAAAAAAATCTATTGATAAATCCCAAAAATCCTCTCTTCCCACGTAACCTATTTTAGCATCATTAAACGGAACAACAACAAAATAATTATAGTCATCAAAATAACCTGCTGTGACTGCGCTAGTTGAACAAATGAATGAACGTGATCTTTTAGGATAGTCTTTATTAACCGGATTATTATCTAATAGTACGGTGTAATAATTAGAAGTGTTTTGACTTTTTCTTAATGTTGCAGAAGTATCAACGGTGAAAGCATCAGCATTTTTAAAGCGCACGCCTTTATCTCCTCTATAAAAAGGAGTATTATTTTTAAGCATCCACATTGATTCACTACAGTGAGTTTTCATGATAGTAAGAATGTCATCCTCAACTTCACTATAATTTGGTTCTGAATCTATTGCGCGTTCATGGAGGAACTGTTTAAAATTAAGCATTAAATTTTTCTCTTATTTTATTCCACATATCTACTGTCATTAATAGAACTCTACCTCCAACCCAAACTTCAGAGTTTTTAGAGTAACTTTTTATAGATGAAGTGTTTCCTTTTATGAATCCTGTTGAGCTTGGTGCATATCCTTTATTTATTTCTTCAATGAAAGAACGTTTGAATTGTTGTGCTTTAATTTCACCAAATGCATTTTTAAAATCTTCAAATGCCGCTGATTCATCATTTTTTAATGCCTTATCAAAATTAATGAAAGATTCCCAATTCGTGTCAGATAATCCAATATCTTCATAAGAATCATTTACATCAGCTACATCTCTCAATGATCCAAATACTCTTATATTTATGTCCCACATATCTTCACTACCAACAATACCTATTTTCGCATCATCAAATGGGATACACACCATTAATTTTTCATCATTTCCACTAACAAACTTTCTAGCATATCTAAGGTCATTAGACATTATAAATGAACGTGAACGTTTAGGGAATCCATTCATACTTGGAATATTATCAAAAATTAGAGTATAGTAATTAGATGTATTTTGACTGACTCTTTCTGTCTTAGAAGAATCCATTATTCCAAAACCACTATGAATACTTAAATCATGTGCATAACCACCTTTATCACCTCTATAAAAAGGTCTATCCTGTTCTAACATCCAAATAGCATTTTTACAATGTGTGTTTAACGTTTCGACTGCGGCTTCAACATCTAAATGTGTTAACGTTGGGAATTTATCTACAGGTTTTTCATATAAGAAATCCTTAAAAGATAAGCTCTCTTTTAAACCCATCATTTTCTTTGCGATGCCCATTGTCAATGCCCAATATTTAGCATCATTTTCATCCACGTCATATTCTTTTTTGACAATATTACTAGCAACATGCCAGTAATGTTCTGCTTGTCCGAATGAAATTTTTGCTTTCTTCGAAAGATGTTTAAGGGCGGTATCTGGCATATTAACTTCTCTTTAGTTGTTTCCAGATTTCATTTGGCATAGTTAATAGAACTTTTCCAGAAGTATTTTTAATCGCTATCTGTTCATTCTCGTTTAACTCGATTATGAAATCTCCAGCTTTTCCAACTACTTTAGGGAAATCGCTATCTGATGGTCTATCAGATAGCTGCCCGTCATCTTCCTTAAGAGCATTAAGATTTGTTAGTTCACGCAGTAGCATTTTTCTTCCTTATGTAAAATTCATTTCCGCCATGATTTGGAGATTCCACTCTAGCAAATCTACTATTACCATTTGCAAAAATACTAATCAACCATTTACCAGCAGCACTATTGATAAACTTTCGTTGTTCTTCTCTTGCACGATCAAGAGTTGCATCACTTACGGCTGGAATCTTTTCAATGTCGCCACCAAGCAAAGCATGAACATGTGTTTCAACTTCTTGTTTAATTGACATTTCAGATATTACCATTTCGAAACTTAAAGACTTATGTTCTTCCATAAATTTTGAACAAGCTTCTTTGGTACCAGTGTAGAAAACTTTTCTATCATCTTTTCCTGCTAAAACAACTTCCATTATCGCTGGTAATTCTTCTTCAGTGATAGTCACATTTTCTTTAATCAACTTAATATTTTTTGCCTTGACTTGAATAGATTTAGCACCAAAATTTGGTTTGTCAGATTTTTCATCAAAGTCGTAATCAACAGTAAATGTCTTATCATTCTTTGATTCACCGTTTCTTATTTCAGCGATAACACCTTCTTTACCTATTACATGCTTTTCACCAGAAACAATCTTCACCTTTGCCCCAATTTTATAAGGTGAGAAACCTTCTTCAACATTTAAAAGACCTTTTTTCTTTAGGTCTTTAATACGTTGTTGCTGTTGAGGCATTGACATATTAGTTTTGTGGAAGTCACCATTACGTTTGAAGGTTTCAGCATCAGCTTTATCGCCGTGCTCTCTAGACTTATTTAGTTCTTTTTCTTCTGTTTCATCATCATTGTTTTTCTGAGCATCTAGAGCTTTATTAAGATGTCTAGTTGCTTGGAAACCATTGTATGATCCTTTTACTTTGCTAGTAAAATCACCAAAGAAACCTTCAAATATTTCTCCACCATTGCGATCAGTAAACTTTCCTACTTGTTTACGACCGTTGTATGCTTCCCATTGCTTAGAACTAATCTGTTCTACTTCCATATCTGGATACTTTTCTATAAGTTCTTTGAACCATCGATTAAATACATTTTTATAATTTGCAGCATTCCACTCTCCAGCATAATTTACTTCTTCGCTAAGAATTTGGGCTTCAATAAATTTAATTGCCTCTTTATAATTCATGTCTATTCTCCAAATTGTTTTTTCTTAATCTCATCGTATTACTAATTTTTAAACGTGTCTCTTCGGACATAGTTCTACCTTTTCCAGATAAACCAATTTTTAAACGTGTCTCTTCACTTCTAATTTTCCCTCTATTTGATTCTCCGCGCTTTTTATTTGTTTCTTCAGAATATTTTCTTCCTTTTTGTGAAGCACTTTGTTTTATTTTTTCTTCTATTGGTTGAATTCTTCCTATATTTTTCAAAGAAATTTTTAATGCCCTTGCACGTTTTTCTTCTGTTGTTTGATTTTTATATGCTACACTCATATTCTTCCGGGCTTGTTCAGTATGAACTCTCCCCTTATTAAGTGAGGGGGCAAATCCTCCATCTAATCCGTTTTCATCTTTGTGATTTGCCCAATCTGCAGATTCAACAATATTTGCTTCTTTAGAAAAGAATGTTGCAAAATCAACTAATGTTTCTTTATCATAAAATTTTTCTGTCCAAATTGTAGAAAAATTACGGCCATGTAATTTTAAATGATTTTTCCAATGTAAACCTGAACCTAAATATTTATGCGGATCCTTTTGAACAGTTTTTCCGAAATATTTAAGCCCCGTCACATTATGACGTTTAATATAAAGCCAAGTT